GTAATAACTCACGTTGTTGTTGGTGACGTTGCAGATGTTTATCCGCGTGATTTCAGTAGTCGCAAGTGCAGTAAATAACGTCTGAGCAGTAGTCGTTGCAGGCAATACCTGCCCCAACTTACCGCCGAAAAGTTCCGACCTATCGCTGACCATTTATCTTTGCCCTCAGGTCTACACCAAAAGCCTTTTCGAATCCTCCAGCAATAGTCACCCGGACTCTGTGGAAGCGGGCGCTTCTGCGGATGTCAAAAGCCCCATCGTTGTTCATCGAGACCGAGGCATCATAAGAAACCTCGTCTCTCTGGTTCGCTCGATAGCCGTGCTCCACCGTAATCGTGGAGGTGGGTCCTTCAATGATTGGGCGGGTCTGGTCAACGTAGGCAATACGCCCTGGTTGAGCGTCGAATTCCTTGGACTCCAGAACCGCCGTGAGAGGCGTTCCCTCAAAGACTCCGGAATTGTTGGAGGAGTTGAAAGCCCCGATGTTGATTCTTCCTTGAGCCCATACAGGGTCGTCCAAAGAAGCAGTGAGCGCATCTAGGCTTCCGCTGATGGCGTCTAGGCCATCCAATGTGTACCCAGATGACACATATGCGTGCAGGGCATTCGTCTCAATCTCGGCCACCGAAAACGTCCCAGAGGGCCAGTGGTAAATAAGAATCTTGTTAGGCTGAGAGGCTTGGGCGTCCGCGCCTACATAACTCCAGAGAATAAGAGAGCGCTTCAAATCTGCTGCACTGCTGATTCTGGAATAATACGCCGGGTCGGCATCTTGAAAGAACCACCTCGCTACTTTCCCGGAGCCAAGGTTCTGCGATTGCTCTCCATCAAAGATGTATAAGTCATCGTTGGAGATATAGAACATGACGTTCCCGGCATCACATACGGAGCCAAAAGAGATAGCGCCACGTTTACGCTCTGCTGGATAAAACCCGAAAGTTGTTGGGGGGCCTTCGCGCTCCATCCTGACAATCCCGCGCTCAAAGAATACGTTGCCTTTATCGCCTCCAATGATGCGGACAATAGAGCCATAATTCCCCGCAATCTGTTGAACGTCAGACTGCGTAGTAGGACTTGGAGTCCATGCGGTTTCATCTCCAAACCCAGACCACCGAACGGTTGTCTCTGAGTCGTCAGTGTTCGCCAGAACCACAAAATCTCCGACTACCGCGACAGACGAGGCTTTCGGAGGGCTTCCTCCAAGATTCTCGAAATTTGCCCCGCCCATCGTGATAATCTGGACTTCATCAACACTATTAGTCGCAATGACTTTATCGCCGTACTTGGCAAAGTCCCAGACCGTTATAGCTCCAGAAGTATATGCTCCAGATGTTCTGGATACGTCCGACCACCCCGTTCCCGCAAGACTGTAAAGCTTTGTCGCGTCTCCGGCATAAGTGTATTCGTTGCCCGCGCTGTCAGAGACGCTGATTGCCCCCCTGGCGTAGGCGCTTAGGGCTGTGTTTGAGGTCGTCTGAAGGCCATAGAAAGGCAGGAACAAGTCCCCATTGGGAACCACGTTCTTGGCCGTAATAGAGCCAGGGTTAGCCAGACTTCTTTCATCTGGCAACCAAGCCCCGAAAGGAAGTCTTTGCGAGGGCATTAGGCAGCCACCGCCTTGATGACCGCAAAGTTAAACACCGGCTGCTCTGTCGTTGTTCCGCCAGTTGTAGCAAATGAGATACGGAACGAGCCCGCAGCTACCGCCGTGACTTCCAACATATACAAGTCCGTCCCGCTCTTCTGGCTGAGAACAACTACGTCAGTCGCAGCCACTGTGCTATTGGTTACGGTAAAGCTTTGCCAAGTCGCAGTGCCTGCCGCAGAGACCAGCGTAATCGCGCCGTTCGTCTTGTTTAGCGTGACGCCTGTCGTTCTGCTTGTGGCCTGAGTAACTGCGCCACCCGTTCCGGTTCCGTAACCAAGACCAGCTGTGTCAGCGGTGACGGTAAGCCCAGTGGATGCGATTCTGGCAATTTCAGCAGCAGACCCGGCATCTGCGGCAGCAGCAAAGCGAAGCGTTCCACCTCCAGAGACTCCAGCAGCAGAGGCAAGGATGTATGCGCCAACCGCTGCATTCCCTGTGTCTGAATTGTAGAACTCGATTTTACCAATCGGCTGATTGGCAGCCGTCGTGGTGTCAGTATCAGTAAACCGAAGAGTGTTTACCGGAGCATCGTTTGTAAGCCCTGTATTGCTCCCAGCAAGATCCAGTAGCTTTTGGGGGTCAACAAAAGTATTACCAATTCCAACATACCCGTTAGAATCAATACTTACTCTTGTCGTTGGGTTGGTTCCTGCCGCTGCCGTGGTAGCAAAAAGTATTTTTCCGGGAACAGAACCATCAGCAACGGTTCCATCGCATCGCGCAGTAATTCTAGCGGCGGGAGCGAATTCGGAACTAGTAGAATTTCCGTCAGCCCCGCACCAAAGAATGTCTCCAAGATTGGTGCCAGAGGCTACAGCCGTGTAAGACCCCGCCGTTGCATTACTGCTTCGGCTAAAATTTATGATATTTGCAAAAGTAGTGTTTGTTGACCACGTAAATAGACCAAAACTACCCTGTGTGCTGCCCGCAGTATGCCCTTGAATTCCCGGCGTATACACGGCGGAAGATATTCCGACCGTTGGAACAGCGGTAGCGTAGCCTTTGACTAAATTTCCAGACGCGTCAACTACGAAAGGCGTCGCATCAGGATTGGTGGTGTCCTCAATCTCTAACGAGTTGCCCGTGCCAAGCTGCGTGACGCGCAGGGCAGCATTAGTGTTGTCGGTGACGGACACGATTGCATTGCTAGAGAGCGTCGTCGTTCCGGTTGAGGTAAGACCGAGAGCAAAAGTTGTCTCTCCCCCAAAGTAACTAGGGGCTGTGCCAGCCGCATAAAACTGGTATCTGTCAGTCCCAGAAGCGGTGATGTCCGCGTAAAAACCATAGTTAAATGTGGCTTGGGTTAGGTTAATCGCCCTATACCCATATTGATTGATAAGCGTCGCGCCGCCTACAAGAGTGAATCCGGTTGTTGAATAACTGTATGCGCTGGTTTTGTTCGTGGAGATTGTTCTGGATTCGATAATCCCAGAAGTCGGCCACTCGCCCGCAAGATTGATATTTGTAAAACTTCCAGCAACCGGCGTCGTCGCCCCAATCACCGCATTATCAATCGTCCCGCCATTGATATCTGAGGTTGTCAGCACAGAAGATGCAATAGTCATCACGCCAGTGCTGTTCGCAATGGTCGCCGAAGCAGTCCCGTCTTTGGCTTTGATGTTTGTGACTTCCAGCGTCGTGATATCAATCGCAGGAATAGCGGAGGAGTTTAGAAGCTGGAACTGGGTCCCGTCGTAGACCACCGTATACATAAGGCCCGAGACGATTTCCCCGCCTGTCAAAGCCGCCCCATTGAATTGAACATCCTTAGCCCCCAAAGAGTCCACGTTAATCGTGGTCGCTCCGGTGTTCGTTCCACCCGCCTTGAACGTGTACAGGTCGCCCTGGGCATAAGCCGTCATTGTTCGGCTCGCAGCCAGCGTAATCGTGTTGGTTCCTGCCGAGGTATTCACCCCGTCCGTGTCAGAGCGATACCGGCTGATAGCCGCCATAACCTCTCGGGCAGCATCATTAACGGTCGAAGGGGCCATACCCTCCGGGAATCCGTTTGGCGGAGAGGCGTTATTGGAAGCGGCGGTATTCGACCAAGTCTGAATGTCACTCATAGAATTTTCTCTGAAGCTGGATGGAGAGAGGCCCCTGCGACTGGTGACCACGCAGATACTCAGCCGAGGCAAGCGCCGCAGCTTCCTTATACTGATTCGCCCACAATGCTGCTTCGTCCTCGGCCATCAGGTACCTGTTCGCCCAGAACATCGAGGCGGACAGGTAAACGTCGGGGAATTTGGTCAACAGCCAATTTGTGGTGTTGCTGTCGCTCAATGCCGACACGCCGGGGAAGTAGACTATTTCGTAGGCGTAAGAGTCATCAGGCGCTACGTCAAACTCGAAAACATCCGACATTGCGAAGAAGGCAGGCTTGCCGGTGCCCGAGCGTTGATACTGCCTCAGTTGCTCATCTGAGACGTAGGTCAGGACAGCCGCAGGGTCCGCTGTCAGGGTAAACGAGGTCAGCTCTTGGAAGTCAGCCGGGAAGGCCAGGCTGTTCGTGCCGGAGGTCAAGGTTCCCGTCGTGCGGGTCTTATTCCCCCTAACCCCGCCCATGTTCCCAGCAGTGCGCGGCAGGGGAGGGCGCTTAAACATCGATTCCGCCAACTGGATGAAGTTAGCGGTCTGAGCTGTCGTCAGACTGGACCGCGCAAGCCAGTCTGTAATGGCGCTTTGCAGGTCCGAATAG